GCTGCCGCTAGTAGAGCTAGAGGTAAAATGGCTAGTGTTGAAGCAGATATAAGAGCTGGAAAACACAAACCAGGCAAGAAAGTAAAAATTACAACGTCTAAAGGTGTAGAAAGAGAAATAGACACTAGAAGTCAGTACTATAAAACTTTGCAGAAAAGAAAAGAAAAAGATTTAAGATCTGGAAAACCTGTATTTGACAAAAGTAACGTTCACTACACTGGTTTAACTAGAGACTAAAGAAAATAATGAAAAAAATTTGGCAATGGTTAACCGGTAACGTTATCAAAGAAGTTGGTGACGTTATCGATAAACTTACAACTACCAAGGAAGAGAAGTTAGAAGCACAACGCCTTATAACTGAAATTCTTGAGAAAGCCGATAAAGAAGCACAAGAGCAAGTTACAGCAAGATGGCAAGCAGATATGAAGTCTGATTCTTTCTTGTCTAAAAACATTCGTCCGTTAGTACTTATATACTTAACAGTTATATTTACTGTATGTGCTTTTTTTGATGGTAATATAGGTGAGTTCCATATAGCTGAAGAATATATACCAATATTTCAAACATTACTTGTAACGGTATATGGTGCTTATTTCGTAGGTAGAACATGGGAAAAAGCTAAAAGTATAAGTAATAATAAATAAAAAGTTAAATAAATTAAATTAAATCAAATGGCAAAAATTACAGAAGAGCAATTAAGCGAAATCGTTGAATTGCAAAGCAAACTCAATGAAATTATTTCAAACATCGGACTGTTGGAAACTCAAAAGCACGGTTTTTTACACGATGTAGCTGAGGTGAATAAAAAAATAGAAGAGTTTAAAGTTAAACTAGAAAAAGAGTACGGAGCTATTTCAGTAGATCTTAAAACTGGTGAGTATACGGAAGTAGAAAAAGATGGAGACAGTAATTAGAAAAATAAGTATAGGTTCTGATTACAAAAACGATGCAATGCACTACTCTGTTGGTCAGCAAGTTTACGGTGGTCACGAAATAGCTTATATTTTATTTGATGAAAACGATACATCTTATAGCATTTATATTAAAAAACATGATGAGGTTTTACCTTGGAAAAAGTTTAATAAGAATATGGCTGTAGCTGTTGAGTATGATTTAGAATATTAATGAACTCATTATACGATTTTATTGTAAAGCCAGTAGGTGAAAAATATAGTAATACAGTAAAAGTCGGAGACAAAGACTTAATTGTTAATACTAAAATTGAAAACTGGAAATTTGTAAATAGGTTAGCTGAAGTAGTGCAAACCCCTTTAGCTTTTAACGCTGGTATACAAAAAGGTGATAAAGTCTTAATACATCAAAATGTATTTAGAACTTTTTATGATATGAGAGGTGAAAAGAAAAAAAGTAGATCGTTTTTAAAAAATGATCACCATCTTTGTTCTTTTGATCAAATATATCTATATAAAAATAAAAGTGGTTGGCATACTGTAGGTGAAAGATGTTTTGTGCAACCCATTAAAGACAATAATGATTTAACGCTTCAAAAAGAAAAAAGCCTTGTTGGTATATTAAAATACGGTAATAAGTCATTAGAAGATCTTAAAATAACTCCAGGAGACCTTATAGGTTTTACACCTAACAGTGAGTGGGAGTTTTTAGTTGACGGTGAACGTCTTTATTGTATGAAATCTAATGATATTGTAATTAAGTATGAACGTAAAGGAGACGAAGAAAAATATAATCCAAGCTGGTCGCAAAGCGGTTGATGAGCTAATTAAAGTAGCTAAGGAACCTATTGTTGATTCAGATGATGATATTTCTGCTGATAGACTCAAGAACGCAGCTGCTACAAAAAAGCTAGCAATATTCGATGCTTTTGAAATATTAAATAGAATAGAGAGCGAAGAAGAAATGTTAAATGAAAAACCCAAAGAAGTTAAACAAGAAAAAACTTTTAAAGGTTTTGCTGAAGGAAGGTCTAAATAATGTACGAGCAAACTCTATATAAAGTTCTCGACGATCATATACAACCACATACTATAGCTAAAAACAATAAAGCTAAAAAATGGAAGTATGGTTATAACGAAGATTACGATATCGTAGTTATTAGTAAGACTGGTGAAATAGGTGAGATATATGAAATACAAAACCTAAAAATAGCATTGCCAAAAGCTAAAAACATACATAAGTTTGAAAACAAAAAATGGACTCATATAGAATATCCTAAGGAGCTTCAAAAAATAAAGTCTGTATTTGACTGGGAGGAGTATCCTTTAGATTTTAAAGAAAAATGGTACGATTACATAGATGAAGAATTTAATAGACGAGAACAAGGGTTTTGGTTCTATAATAAGAATCTGGCTACTTACATTACTGGTTCTCACTATATGTACTTGCAGTGGTCAAAGATTGACGTTGGGAAACCAGACTTTAGGGAGTCAAACAGACTTTTCTACATTTTCTGGGAAGCTTGCAAAGCAGATGACAGATGCTACGGAATATGCTATCTTAAAAACAGACGTAGTGGATTTTCATTTATGGCTTCTGGAGAAACAGTTAGCCAAGCAACGATATCAACAGATTCTAGATTCGGCATACTGTCAAAGTCAGGGCCTGACGCTAAAAAAATGTTTACTGACAAAGTCGTACCAATATCAGTCAACTACCCTTTTTTCTTTAAGCCAATTCAAGACGGTATGGACAGGCCAAAAACAGAGCTTGCATATCGTGTACCCGCTACAAAGTATACGCGACGAAAGCTGGAAACAAATGAAAAGCTACAAGACATATCGGGACTTGATACTACCATCGACTGGAAAAACACTGGAGACAATAGTTATGACGGTGAAAAACTAAAACTATTAGTACACGACGAAAGTGGTAAGTGGGAAAAACCAAATAACATATTAAATAACTGGCGAGTAACAAGAACGTGTTTACGATTAGGTAGTAAGATTATTGGTAAATGCATGATGGGCTCGACGTCTAATGCTCATGACAAAGGAGGAAAAAACTTTAAAAAACTTTATGATGACTCGGACGTCACTCAGCGAAACGCCAACGGGCAGACTCGTTCGGGATTATATTCTTTGTTCATACCTATGGAATGGAATTACGAGGGATACATTGATTCTTATGGAGTACCTGTATTCAGTACTCCATCAAAACCAATAGAAGGACCACAGGGTGAAAAGATAAAAATAGGTGTAATAGAATACTGGGAGAACGAAGTAGAAGGATTAAAGCAAGATCAAGATGCTTTAAATGAATTTTATAGACAATTTCCACGTACTGAAAAACACGCTTTTAGAGATGAAACGAAGCAATCTTTATTTAATCTAACTAAAATATACGAGCAGATAGATTTTAACGAAGACATGCGTAATTCTATAAATGTAACAAAAGGAAGTTTTCAATGGGAGAACGGACAGCAAGATACTAGAGTTATTTTTACTCCAAACAAAAATGGTAGATTTTTAGTTAGTTGGATACCTAGCATTAATTTACAAAATAGAAAAATAAATAAAGGAGGAGTTTATTATCCTGGCAATGAGCACTTGGGTGCTTTTGGGTGTGATCCTTACGATATATCAGGTACAGTTGACAAAAGAGGGTCTAATGGTTCTTTACATGGTTTAACTAAGTTTTCAATGGAAGACGTACCGCCGAACCATTTCTTTTTAGAATACATAGCGAGGCCACAAACTGCTGAAATATTTTTTGAAGATGTTTTAATGGCTTGCGCTTTTTATGGTATGCCAATACTGGCTGAAAATAACAAACCTCGTTTATTATATTATTTTAGAAAAAGAGGTTATAGAGGTTTCGCAATGAATAGACCAGATAGAAGTAGAAACAAACTATCTGTAACGGAAAGAGAAATAGGTGGTATACCAAACTCAAGTGAAGATATAAAACAAGCTCACGCTGCAGCTATAGAATCTTATATTGAAAATTTTGTAGGATTAAGAGAAACAGGTTATGGCGATATGTATTTTCAAAGAACACTAGAAGATTGGGCTAAATTTAATATAAATAATAGAACATCTCATGATGCTTCTATTAGCTCTGGTTTAGCTCTTATGGCTTGTAACAAGCATAGATACACACCGAACAATATAAGAAAAAGAGAACCCGTCGATCTAGGTATAAAAAGATATGACAATAGAGGTTATACATCAAAAATAATAAGTTAAATGAACGTTTACACTAATAACAACAGTTCTTTTCCTAGTCAAGTAGTAAGTAACGAAGAAAAAGACACTATAGAATATGGAAAGCAAGTTGCTCAAGCTATAGAATATGAGTGGTTTAGACAAGGTA